GTAATCCGCATATCCGCCTTTTGTAGTTTTATTAAGACGGAAGTCTACACCAGCAGTATAATCTGTTGGCAGTTCTTCCATGTCAGGATCCATAAGAGCCTGCTTGATGATTTGGAAAATCTGTGGACCAATAATAAAACGTCTAATTGGATTTTCAGGAGTTGTATCGTCGCTTAATGCGTTTTCAGTTACAAATCCTTGGAAGATATATGATCTTTTCTTCCAATACTTACGACCCATGTCTTCAAGACTTGGATCCTTAAACCAGCCACGAACTTCATTAAGAATTTCACAGCTATCACCATACATTTCCATACAAGGAATTTGTACCTGTACTGGACGAGAGTCAGTCTCACCCTTTACACCTGCGAAAGGCAGTTTGATCATCAAACGTTCTTTCCAGAAAAATGTATTTGATTCATCACCATCAGGAAGGAAACGAAGAGTTGAACTTTCGCCTTCTTTCATATTCCAGAATGGAAAAATTGCGTTGTCCCCGCCGGAGCTTTGTGAACCACCTGTGCGTGATTCTTGTTCTTTCAGTTTTGCTCTGATCTCTGCTAATGTTGCCATAATAAGCCTCCTTTAAATTAGCCTTTGTATTGTGCCTAATCGCGTAGCACATAAATTACATACTACACGATAATATTTATAAAGTCAAGTGTTTTTTTTGACTTTTTCTGGTATTTTGGTTATCTTAATCCAGCAAGTGCTTGAATTCTTGCCATTTCTTCATCTTGACCAGCTAAAAGCTCGTCAATCATCTTACCAGCTTCGGGTACAGCTTCGTCTCCATATTTCTTTTGAACTGAAGTCAATACTGCTGTTTCCCCTTTTGGAAAAGCATTTTGAGTATAATCATACATGCTCTTCACAAATTCATCTAAAGGTGTTTCTTGAGGACCTTTGAGTTCATCACCTTGTCCTTTTGGACTTAGATCTACTGTATCCTGATCATCACCTTCTTTTTTATCACCAAAAAGTTTTTTATACGCCGCTACTCCCCCGACTGCCAAAGCCGCAACAACTGCCGCAGGCAGAGCATATTGACTTGCTATTCTTGCTAATCCACCTAAGTTAGGTACACCAGGAAGTAACTTCATCAAGTCAGCTTTTGATGGAATCTTGTTACCAAGATCTTGAACCGCATTTTTTATATTTCCAACCATTGCGCCAGCATCGTCGATTCCTTTTTTAATTTTTTTACCAGTATCTACTGCTCCTTTTGCCAAGTTTACTGTATCTACAGGATTTGTCGCGGCCGCTGTGCCGACTGTTGCTTTGACTGGATTTTTCATTGCCCAACCAACAACAGCTTTACCGCCCTTCATTGCTCCCTGTCTAACCGCTGGATTCATAAGACCCCTCATAGCAACCGTCGCCGCCGGAATCAACAAAGGAAGAAACGCAAATTCGTCAAGCTGTTGTCCTTCTTTGAATCCTCTTTTATTAAGGAAGTTTTGAATTAATTTTCTTGGATCGCCATCAGCCCTTACCATTTCTTTTCCAAATGTTGCTTTGTCCATTTTTAACACTTGGGCTAGGTAATCTGCTCCATGGGCTTTATACATACCTAGATACTGTTTTCCTACAGTACCTAATGGTATCACGTCATCTTCGTTAGTTTTTGAGGCACCTTTAATTTTTAGGGCTACTTCTTTTGACATGTTAACAGGATGTTTTTTTCCTGATCCTTTAGGATATTCAAATTCTTTAGCACCACTCAGAGCACCGCTTGCCGCCGCTTGTTTGAAATCTTCAAACGCTTGTTCTTCTGCGGTCAATGGTCTTTCTTGATTAAACTCTGCTCCACTTATGATATCATCTGCGATTGGTTCAAAGTCATAGCTTTCGGGTGCCATATCACTAGGGTCAAAGTAGTCTTCATCATTTACCTTGTCCCAAATATCCGCATAGCCTCTTCCGTATTTTTCAATGAACTCTTCTCTTGACATGTCAGCCGCATCGTCTTCCATATCCATTACCATGCCTTTTACTTTACCTTCTTGTGCTATTGCTTCTACTTGATACTCTAATTTTTCTAAAGCACTAGCAATAACATTTTCAGGACTCATAGTGTGAACAATAATTCCACCTTGAACGTTTTCATCTGGTTCTACATGAGCTTTTAGTCCCATGTCAACTAATTGCTTTGTCATCATTTCTGTGTCTTTTTCTGTGATGCCTCTATCCTCATCATAATCGCCATCTATTCTAAATGAATGTTTTTGTGGCTCGTCACCACCTTCGTATCCACTAGCTTCGATTATATCATCAGGACCAAGTTCTTTTGTTTTATTAGCTTCACTTACTAATCTGTAAATGTATGGAAAGACACCTTTTAGCTCTTCATTAAACTGTCTAATAGTAAGTTCGTCAATCCAGCTATTTGAAACATCTTCTGGAACTTCTTCAAGCACGGTATTATCGAAGTTCTTAAATGCTTCTTGGTATTTTGCTTTTGACTGTAACGCATGTGTCTGTTTCTTAACAGCTTCAATTCTTTCGTTTACAACGTCCATATAACCAGCAAGTCCTTCAGCCATTACACTTGAGCGATTCATGTATGTTTTGAATTTGCGTAGTTTAGAAAGTTCTTCTGAAAGTCCTATAATGTGTTTGCCAAAATCATCATATGGAGTTCCACCTTCGGCAACGTGCATGGACATAGCCCTTGCTCCGTTTAAGTGTTTCATTGGATACTTAAATCTTTCTCCTGATTCACTTTCAATGTAAATTCCAGCAATGTCTCTTGTTCTACCTGCTGGCTGTTCATGATTGATTGGCTGTGAATGCTTCACAATCATTTTAGCTGAACCAATATCTTGAAAACTGGTTCTGCTTGTTCCGTATAGTTTCGATTCGCTCATTTGTTTCTCCGTGCTTAGATATTCATAATCTCTTTTGTCTAAACTGTTTTTAGTAATATCTCTTGTATCAAAGTTTAACATTCTTTTTTTAGCAAACAGTCTAAGTTCTTTTAAAAAACTAAACCAGTTACTTTTTAAACTGGCATCATTTGAATCAAACAGTTTTGTGCTAAACATTACAGCAATACCGTTTTCATCTAAACTTATACTTACCTTTTTACCTGGCTGAAAGTCAAATTCAAAGAATCTGCCTTCTTTTGGCATATTAGTTATAGTTGCGTCATTATCACCAACAGTAACAGAAGGATATCTTCCTCTGATTTTGTTAAAAAGCTCGTCTGCTATGTATTCAAGGTTTTTCATATTAATATTTATCCTAAACCGCCTGTAACGTATATAGGCATAGGGGGTTCAAATGGCTCTTCGCCCTCTGCCTGACTGAAGGAATTATATATTCTTGGATCCCAATCCTTTAATACAGCCATCATTCTTAGTGCTAAAAGCGTAGCACTTACTAGATCATCTGTATGTCCTACTTTTGCCTTGAAACTGGTGCCTGTTGCTACGTAGTTTTTAAGTTCAGTTATCAAAGCCGCACTATTCAATTGTATTTTGTCATTTTCTATCATAGTTTTAAGTCTGCTACAAGCTGTAATTTTTGTACCGTGTGTAGTATTAAATCCTTTTCTAAACTTACGCACATGACCTTTACGCATTGGTTCACTTATAAAAAGTCCTGGTATGTTTTCTTCTCCGTAATCATTTATTACTATAAGTGCCGCTTCTCCTATAGCATTGTTTTCAACGCTCCAATAAATGTTTGTTCCAGTATTTTTACAGTTATCTTTTATATGCTGGCAGATATCTTTAAGTATTCTAATTTGTGCTGGAATAGGAGTTTCATTATGCCTCCATTCGGCAACTTGCTTATAGCTTGGTACTTCAAACACCTGTATTGCCGCAAAGTCACCTCCTGTACCCATGCTAGGATCTAATGCTACTACGTAATTTTCTGTGGATTTAATATCCTCATACCAACGTGTTTGACCCATGTTCATTTTAGGAGTGGCAGATTCAAGCGTAGAAAGTTTTATGCTGTTGATAAGAGTTTCATCATAAACTAAAAATTCACAACCATACTCGCGCCTAAATCTTTCTTCACCTATTCTACCTATTTCTGCTTCTCGCCATTCATCATCTCTATCAGGATGTTCGTCCCATTTGGCAGTAAAACCGTGAAAACCATTTGCTCCCACATCTTGTTCATTACCATTTGCATCAAATTTGTTTTGGCTTTCTTTCCAAATTACAGCAAATGTGTCTTCATCAGAATTAGGTGTTGATGTAATAATAGCACGACCACCTGTTGCTAGTGTAGGAGATATTGAAGTCCAAAATTCATCAGCAATGGTTGGACTTACGAACGCGAACTCATCACAATATAGTAAACTAATAGACATACCCCTACCAGTATTTCCAGTAGTTGTAGCACTAACAATTCTGCTCCCATTTTCAAACTCCATTGATCCTTTGTTATAGTTTACAACACCTGCTCTTATAAAGTCAGGACATAATTCATAACCGTATCTAATTCTCTGCATGATTTCTTGGGCACCTGTGTATTTGTGTGCCGCTATTAGTATTGTTTGATCAGGATGAAACATAGCAAACCATAATAGATATCCGGCGGCAGTGGTAGTCTTACCACTTTGCCTTGGTAGCATGTTTATGTTAAACCTATGTTCATGATAACTGTTTAAAAGTTTTTGTTGATACGTGAATGGCTCAAACAACATTTTTCCTTCAACAGGGTGTTGTATGTTAAAGAACTTTTTACAAAAATAAAGATAACCATTTTTTGGATCAGCACAAGCCTGTAGATCAGCTATCTGCTCTTCTGTAAATGTTTCTCTTGTGTTGGCTTTTTTTGTTAAAACGCCATCTAAACTTTTAACCATAGTAAACTATTTACTCAAAAAAATAGGCTCCGGAGAGCCTATTTGATTCGCAAAGTTTTGGGGGGATTATATTATACCGTCACCGGTTAGTTTATCGCCAAGTGCTCCGCCAGCTATACTTCCAACTATACCGCCTACTGGACCACCTAATGCTGTTCCTAATGTACTACCGCCTATTCCTCCTGCTATGCTTCCAAGCAATCCTGCTTGAAGATCTTTATCACCTTCAACATCATCTTTTCCAGGAATTTTTGGATCATCTTTTTTTGCGGCTGATAATGATTTTGTAGTAAGTCCAGCGTTGGACATTAGTTTCATTAGTTCGCCAACTTCGTTACAATCATCTGCTGTCATGTTGATGTTCATAGAAGCGGCTTCATTGACTGGCGTGTCAATAGCGTCCAACTTATTTAAAAGTTCACGCATCTTCATTGATTAACCTTTGTATTCTTTGTAAAGTGTAGTTAACTCTTCTTTGATCTTATCTGCTAGGTTCATTGGATTATCACCACCTGCTACCTTTGGATAAGATTTTTTAGATTTATTAAGATCGTTTCCTGTTTTAATAACATCTGTGTATGGAGCATAATCTTCATCAGGAGCGTTAGCGTATCCTTCAGCTTCGTGGTCAACGCTATCACCGGTCAACTTATCACCAGCATAAGCACCTGCTATTGCTGGAGCGTACTGTCCTGCTTTAGATAAAATATCTGTTCCCATTTTACCTAATCCTAGTTTTCCTGCGGCCTTTGTTCCAAGGTCGGCTAATTTTGAAGATATACCTGATGCGGCTCCTCCCAAGTTTCCTAAAGCGGCGCCACCTAAAGTTCCAAGCACTCCTGCTTTAAGGTCTTGGTCTCCTGGCACATCGTCTTTGCCTGGAATCTTTGGATCATCATATTTCGCATCTACTGCTTGTCTAAATTTTTCAATGTCATGTCTCATTGGCATTGGCATGTCTGCGCCTACTGGCTTAGGAGCCATTCCTGCGTTTCTCATCATTGACATTAATTGTCCAACTTGTCCAGCATCGTCAGCAGTCATCGAAATGTTCATTGATGCCGCTTCATTGATTGGCTGTTTTTTTGTTTTTTCTTCAGTCTCGATGTCTGTCATCTGCTGAATCATATCTTTCATATTCATATTACTTACTCCCTATCGGTGATTTAGTGCCAATAGTGTCGCTTATGTCTTTGCTCTCCGGTGCTGGTTTAACATCAGCTATTGGACTGTTTTCTGTTTCTTTTCTTGCTGTTTCTAATTCTTTCAAAAGACTCATAACTCTTTCACCACCAACAGTTTCTTGTGCGTTGGGTACAGCTTGGCCCATATCTTCTGTATCAAGTTTTGGCTGATATGGATTTTCTTCTTTTTGTGATTGATACTCTATAGCAGGATCATTCTCAGTGCGTACGATAATATGAGCTCTCTCAATGTCTGTGCACTGTGGAATGTATTCTGACAATACTTGTGGTGTTGTTGGATATGTCAGTGTTGCTTCATAGTATGTAACTTCGCTGTTTGAAAGTTGTGGAAAATCCAGTGGTTTTTCCTGTATAGGAGTTTTTTTACCAGGACTCATTGATACAACATTAAAACGTTGTAATGCTGTTTCCATAGAATCAGCAAAGCCTTCTGGTAGCTCTCCTGCTACACCAATTGAAAATTTGTACTCTTTTTTTGCTTCTGTTAGGTATTTTTCAAACATATTCCCGTCCTTATAAATTATTTATCCATATTCTTTAGTTTTTCCAGCAAACTATTACGGTCTGTAACTATATAGCCTTCTCCTTGTACGATAGAGTCACCATCAGGTTTACCATCTTTATCAAGTTTTTCTTTGCGTAATTGTAATCCAACCA